CCCCCACCCTCGCCCCGGCCCCGCAGTCCAGCCCGTACAGCACACCGCTCGCCGACCTGCTCGACCGGGCCCGCCACTACATCGCCACCCGCGGCCTCCTCCGCGGAGCCCTCCGCGACCACAACAACGTCGAAGGTGCCCGCTGCCCGATCGGCGCCATCCGCTACGAAGCGGGCGCCAACCGCTGGCTCGCCGACGACGCCTGCAGCCTCCTCCTCGACGTCATCCAGGCGGAGTTCGCCGACGCCGACACGATCCCGTCCTGGGTCGACGCCCAGACCAGCGCCGCCCCTGTCCTCGCCTGCATGAGCCGGGCCGCCGAACTCGCCCACACCCGCAACCTCTAACCCAAGGAGAACCCCATGAGCACCCTCGACATCCCCGACTTCCTGGACGGCGTCGTCACCCCCGACGCCCCCAACGCCTACACCGAAGACGACCGGCGCGAACTCTACGACGTCGCCGTCCACCTCCTCGCCGACAACGCCCGTCTCCAGCGCGCTGGCCGCGGCACCCGCATGCACTACCTCCTCCACGTCCAGCCCGCCATCGACCACGCAGTCAAGGTCGGCTGGGACCGCGGCGACATCCACATCGAAGCCGACCGCACCTACGGCCAGTGGCTCATCGACAACGCCGGCCGGTAACCCCCGCCCACCCATCCGCCAACCGCCAAAACAAGGAGACGAACATGCCCAAGCCCACCCCCGAGCAGATCCAGGAAGCCGGCCGTCAGCTGCAGCGCGGCGGACTCCTCGGTACCGGCAGCAGCAAGCTCGCCGACCGGCTCGTCGCGGAAGCAGGCGAAGACGGCCAGAACATCGCCATGGACATCCTCGGCGCCGCCGCCGACCACGAGCCGCGCCGCTGGGCCCGGTAGGAGAGCCCGATGTCGATGATCCTCAACCATGAACCCGACCGCGGCAGCCAGATCTGCGGCTACCAGATCCAGGTCGGCAGCTGGCACAACGACGGACAGAAGTTCTGCGGCGAACGGAAGGCCCCTGGCAAATTCTTCTGCCAGGAACACCACGACTGGGTCGCAGCCGACGGGCCCATCCGCATGGCTCCCGGCAACGCCATCGGACGCTGACCTACGGCACGTCAAGGCTCCGGCTGGGATCGTCTCCAGCCGGGGCCTGCGTCGCGGGTATGGCCCGCGCCATCCACCGTTGGTCCGTCAGCTGTCGGGGCGGCATGGCTGGTGCGAGTCCGGCGTCGAGGAGCAGCTGCCAGCCCTCCGCCGTCTCCTGCTCGTTATCGCCCTGCACCGTGAATCGAAGCGCCATACCGGCAGTGTGACGCGACCAGTGGGGGAGTAGGGCGGGTTCGGGGAATCAGGCGTCGCGGTGCGTCTTGAGGATGGCCGTAGCTACGTCGACGATGGCGACTGCGACGACGGCGCTGGCCACACCTGGAGCAGCGAATGACCCTGCGGGGAGTCCTGAACGGTCACAAGTAGGACACACCGTCACCCCTCGCTCCTTCGGCGGCGGATGATGCCTTCCCGATCTCAACCCAGGGGGGCGCCGTGTTTTTCAACAAGGATCCGCAGAAGGCTGCGGAGAAGCAGGCGGCGAAAGCCGAGAAGAAGCAGCGGCGGGACGAAGCCGCCGAGCAGCGCGCCGCCGACAAGGCATCCCTCAAAGAGTGGCGGGCCGCGCATCCCGCCGAAGCGACCATGAACATGGCCGCGCTCATGAAAATGTGGCCGTCGTCAAAGATGGGCGTCACCACGCTCGGCCCCGTCAAGGGCGGATCAGCCGAGTTCGTCAACGCTGGCGCCCACAAAGGCTGGACCGCCACCCGCCTTATCGCCGGCGTCGCCACTGCAGGCGTATCGGCCGCTGCCACCGGCCGCAAGAACAAGGGCGCCGCAGTCATCAACGTGACCTTCGGGAACGGGGCGGCGCAGACGTACACGGTGAAGCCGGAGCCGTCGTATCTGAAGGCGGCGAACCAGTACGTGAACGCGTTCAACGCGCTAGCCGCGCAACTCGACCAGGAAGACGAGGGCGCCGAAGCCTGACCCGTAAAGCTGAGGCCCGGTCGTTCCCGTGGACGGCCGGGCCTCGCCGTGTGCCGTGCACCACTGTGCCATTGGCCGCGAGTGTCAACCCTCTGGTGCACCATTGGCCTATTGCGCCACCTGTTCCCCGCACCACCCGAGGAGCCGACCGTGCACGACCACACCAATCTGGACTACGGCAGCGAATACACGTGGCCGGTCTGTGTCACCCCCCGCTGCAACCGTCAGCTCTGGGTCGCTGAAGCTGGCCGGTGGGCTTGCCGGCCGTGCGAGGATCGCGCCGCCCAGTGGATAGCTGAACTGCCCGGCCTGTTCCGGCAGCTGGATTCGACGGCGGCGTTGATGAAGGGCGCCTCCCGTCCCGGCGCTGGGAGTTCGGGCACCCGGACGGCGCCGATTCCGCCCCGCCTCGACGTCCTCAACTTGGTCGGTCCGGGCGGTGTCGCGGCCCGCCTGTCGGCGATCGAGGATGCGTGGCGGGCCACGCTCGGCTGGACGGTCGCGCCGTGGCGCGGCAACCCGTCGCAGGCGGTACCGGAGTTGGCTGGGTTCCTCGCCAACAACCTCCTGTGGGCGTGCAGTTCCTACGAGGAGGTAGGGCAGGACATCGACGACCTGCGCCGCCTGCACGGCGAATGCACGGCTCTCGTCAGCGACGAACGGCGCCCCGGCCGCGTCCAGATCGGCAACTGTCCTGTCCGTGTCGACGACGGCTACTGCTGGACGCCGCTCACCGCCCGCGCCGACAGCCACCGCGTCCACTGCGGCGGATGCGGAGGACGGTGGGAGACGCTGGGGGAGTGGCGGGAACTCCGGGCCGCACAAGAAGCTGCGCTCGCCGAAGCGGCAGGAGTTGCAGCGTGAGGCATGCACGCAATATCGCACGCGAGGTGCAAGCCATCCCGCCGGTCGATATCCACTTCGCGTCCCTGGCAGAGAAGATTCAGAACATCAGCAAGGGCTTGGACTTCCCAGCGGCATCGGATCTCCTGTACATCGCCCTGCACGTGGAGCTGCTGTCGGCCTCCTTGCGGGAAGCGTCAGCTGGTGACCTGCGACAGATCGATCAGCGATTCCGAGACCACCTCGCGACACTCGCCCTGGACCTCTACCGGCACTCTTGACCTGCGCGAATCCCGCCAGATTGATCTAAAAGCCGGTAGAATTGGGGCAGTTGAGACCCCGGCGAGGTGGCTAGACCTCCCGGGGCATGGCCGACCGCTACACGAGAGCGAGCCGACATGGTCAAGCCTTCCAGATCACGCGCCAAAGTGCACAAGCCGTTTGCCGTCAAAGGCCTTTCCGATAACCGAGGCTGGCACGGAATGCCTGGCGCCAAGCTCATCCCGCCCGTAGGTGACCCAAGGCTCGTACCCTTCATTTTCATCACCAAGACGTGGGTATCTGCTGGCATAGAGATGACAGAGGAGCTCGTCGAAGCGGCCCTCAAGCTCGCCCAGGTCCAGGTGGACAAGGGGCGTGAAGAAGTCCGCAAGACTGAGGAGAAACGCAAGCAAGAGGCCGAGCGACTGGCTACCGTCTCGCCCAACCTCTACGGCGACGCCGAACATCCGGTCGTGTACTACATCAGACGCGGCAAGTACGTGAAGATCGGCACTACGGCGAACTTGCGCGAGCGCATGCGAGACCTGATGCCCGATGAAGTTCTAGCGGTCGAACCGGGCGGTCGTGCGCTGGAACAGCGGCTGCACCATCACTTCGCGCGCATCCGCTTCTCTCGTGATCGCGAGTACTTCAAGCTGACCGATGAACTGCAAGAGCACATCGACGCTGTCGTCCGGAAGCATGGTCAGCCGCCGCCAGATCTCAGCACGCTGGATCAAAGCGCCTGACCTGCTTGTGTCAACAGGCCCTGCCCTTGTAATCTCAAAAACTGTTGGATGCCACATCCGACACTGATCCCCCTAAAGCCCCTGCCGAGACAATCCCGGTGGGGGCTTTCGCGTGCCCGGGAGGTGCCATGGCCGACCCCCAGGACAAGGCCCGCTGGGAAGCCCTTGAAGAAGTCCGCGCGAACGGCGGCAACGCAACCGGCATACTCGGCGATCTCTTCAGGGCCGCCGAAGCCGCCAAGGTCATGCCCGGCACTCTCCGCGTCTGGATGAGCCGAGGCAGACTCCAGCCGCTCTTCGGAGAGCCCGGCAAGGAGATCTTCCACATCCCGACCGTCGTCGCCCTCGCCGAAGCCGGACGTGAATCGCGGAAGAAGAAGAGCGAGAGGCGCAAGCCACCGCCTGCCTTCGACCACGGCCGGATGGCCGCCTAGACCCCTGCGCGCGGTGGCAGTAGCGCAGGACGGCCCTCGAAGCGCCACGCGCTCGGGCCACAAGCCCGCCCGGACCTGTGGGGGTTCGGGCGGGCAACAAGCACCGGAGGGGAGCTGCGGTGTCCGACTCGATCTACCGGTACGAGGTGCCCGTCGACGACCGCTGGCACCCCCTCCAACTGTCCGGGCGGATCGTGCACGTCGATTGCCGCAACATGCGCGCCGTCGAAGTGTGGGCCATCCACACCGACAGTCCTGTCGCGACCCGCAGCTTCCGCGTGTACGGCACCGGACACCCCCTCCCGCCCGACGTCCAGCACGTCGGCACCGCGATCGCGCCCGGCGGCCAACTCGTCTGGCACCTGGTCGAAACCGCATAGCTCGGGGCGGGTCCGGTCCCCACGCCCCGAACGTCCCGCCACCCGCAACGCCCCCGTCGTGGGTGGCGGGACCCAAAGACCGGGCCTCCGTCTCGGGGCCCGGACGCCCCTGGGTAGCGCCCGGGGAAACCCGCAAGGGACGAGACACACCGCCGCCCGGCGATGGGGCAGAGAGCCTCCTCCGGCTGAGACCCGGTGAGCTAGCAGCGCCGGGCGGCGGACAACACAGAGTCGGGAGGTGTCATGGCCTTCCCGATCGGCGCCCAAACAATCACCGTGACCGGCACCCTGCCCAACCCGGCAGGCGGCACTGCACGCAAAGGGCGGGTCGTGTTCACCCCGTCCGCCCGGCTCGTCGACTCCACACAGCAGGCGATCTACAGCGGCGGCGGCGAAGCAGTCCTCGACGGCACCGGCAAGTTCTCGATCGTCCTCCTGTGCAACGACGACACCGACGTGCAGCCCACCGGCTGGCGGTGGCGGGTCGACGAGCAGCCCTCCGGCGGCACCCGCGCCACCTACTGGATCGACCTCCCCCACACCCTCGGCTCCACCGTCGACCTGTCCGAACTCGCCGTTGTTACCGCCCCCGACGGCAGCAGCGGCAGCGGATCAACCACCACCCGGCCCACCGGACCCGCAGGCGGTGCCCTCTCCGGGACGTACCCCAACCCGACCCTGTCGACGGTCACCATCGCCGCCTTCGACCCCGCCGGAGCCGCCAACAGCGCACAGACCGCCGCGGCAGCCGACGCGACTTCCAAGGTGGCCGCGCACGTAGCCGCAACCGATCCGCACGGCGACCGGGCCGCAGCCACGGCCGCATTGGGTTCGCACGCTGCCGACACGACAGACGTCCACGGCATCCCGAACACCGCCGTCCTCGAAACCAGCAGCGGGGCGCAGACCAAGGCCGACGCCGCGCAAGCCGCAGCAACGAGCGCGGCAGCCGCCGACGCCACCTCCAAGGTTGCTGCCCATACGGCAGCTGCAGACCCTCACGGCGACCGGGCCTACACCGGCACTGCCGTCGCAGGCCGCGTCCCCACCAGCAGGCAGATCACCGCTGGGACCGGGCTCACCGGCGGGGGCACCCTCGCCGCAGACCGCACCCTCGCCGTCAACTTCGGCACCGCAGCGGGCACCGCGGCCGCCGGCAACGACTCGCGGCTCGCCGACGCTCGCACCCCAACCGGGCCAGCAGGCGGCGATCTGTCCGGCACCTACCCGGGGCCGGCCGTTGCCAAGGTCAACGGCGTCGCGGTCACTGGCACACCAGCCGGCGGAGACGTCCTCACCGCCTCATCCGCTTCCGCCGCCTCCTGGCAGGCGCCGTCCGGCGGCGGTGGCTCCACGATCCGCACGGCCACGGTCAGGATCACCGACGACAACCTCAGCGGCCTGCCCGCAGCAGCCTCGTGGGCGATCGTGCAGACCTCGGCGGCCACGCTGTTGCAGTGCTCCATCGCCGCTGCGGCTGGGGACAGGGTCAAGGCCCTGGGCCGGTTCATGCGGAAGGGCGGCCATTTCCTCGACTGGGCGCTCCTCGACAACACCGGGGCGATCGCCGTGTACGCGGCCACCGGCACCAGCAGCCCGGCCGCCGAAGGCGATCCCGCTCTCTACCCCAGCCTGTCGTTCAGCTACGAAACCGGGCCGCCCGTCTTCACCGTCGGCGCCGGCCACATCGACGGCACCGGCAAGGTGACCGTCGCACTGGTCCACCAAGGGGCCAGCACAGGCAACGCCAACATCGTGTACGCACACGCCACGTACCCCTGGAAGCTGACGCTCGAAAACATCGGCCCCGAACCGGCCTGACCGAAGGAGGCGGGACCGATCGCAGACAACCTTTCGAATACGGCCGAGAACCGGATGCTCGATTGGATTCTCGGACTGTCCAGCACCGCCCCCACCACTCCCATCAAGCTGGCCCTCGTCACCGCGAACGGCACTGACACCGCGGCCGGCACTGAGGTCTCCGGCGGCTCCTACGCCCGGCAGACGTTGACCGTCGGCGCCGCAGCATCGGGGGCCACCAGCAATAGTGCCGACATCGTGTTCGCGGGCATGCCTGCCTGCACCGTCGTCGGGGTCGAGATCTGGGACTCCGCGGGCACACCAGTGCGCCTCTGGTACGGAGCGATCGCAGCCTCCCGCACTGTCGCCGCAGGCGACGACCTGCGCGTTCTCGCCGGGGAGCTCGACCTGACGATCTCATGACGGGAGGCCATGGATGCCGTCCCTGTCAACCTTGATCGACAATTTCAACGATGGCGTGATCGCGCCCGACTGGGGTAACGCCTACGGCGGTGTGAGCGAATCCGGCGGCAAGGCTCACGTGCCGTGCACCACCAGCTACGCCGGCTACCAGACCTCCTACACGTGGACTCTCGCCGGCGCCTCGTTCTTCGTCGCCGTCACCGCCGTTCCGGCCGCATCCACCGCCACCGAGGCTTACGCCTCCGTGTTCGTCAACGCGCCCGGTATCGGCGATGACACCGACCCCCTGTACGGGACGCGGATCGGGTTCATCATCAACACGGTGTCCGGGCAGTTGAGCTGCGCATCAGAGGCCGCCTACTACGACGAGTTCGCCGTCAACATCACCTACTCGGCGGTCACCCACAAGTTCCTGCGCCTGCGGGAGACCGGCGGCAACGTCTACTGGGACACCAGCCCCGACGGTACGACGTGGACGAACCGGCGCACCCTCGCCACCCCGGCCTGGGTGACCGCATCCGTCAACCAGTGCGCCGTCGACATGTCCGCCCACCGTGACGCCGGCACCGACGACGAAGCCGCCTACGACCTGTTCAACACCCTGTCCGACGGCGCCGTGTGGGATGCGTCCGCGGCCCTGTCAGCGGACAGCGGCCTCACCGCGACCGCGCAGATCGTCGCCAACGCTACCGCGGCCCTAGGTGGCGACAGCAGCCTCACCGCGGCCACCAAGCAGACGGCCAACGCCACCGCCGCCCTGACCGGCGAATCCGGAATGACGGTCGGCTTCGCTACCGGCGGCACCCTTCCCGAGGAGGTGGCGGGTTTGGCTGCAGGCGACTGGGACCTCGTCATCGAGCAGGGCGCCACGTTCAGTCAGATCTTCAACTGCACCGTCGAAGACCCGGCGTTCACCTGGGACGGCTTCACCGCGAGGGCGCAGATCCGCTCCGAAGCCTCCGCCAGCGGTGACCTCCTGTTGGACCTCACCGACTATCTGGAGATCGTCGGCGGCACCGTCCACCTCGACATCCCCGCCTCCGTCACTGTCACGCTCACCCGCAACGGCCGCTGGGACCTTGAAATGGTCCTCGGCGCCGGGGTCGTGCGCCTCCTCCACGGCAAGGCGATCGTCGACCCGGAGGTGACCCGGGAATGAAGATCCACGTGTCTGGTGAGAACGCCGCCCCCGCCGTCGTCGTCGACGGCCGCAAAGGCGTCGTCATCGAAGCCGCCGTCGGCCCCGTCTCCTCCGTCAACGGGCGTGCAGGAGCCGTCACCGGCCTCGCTGAAACCGCCGACATTCCCGCCCTCGCCGCTGCCGCAGCCGGGCCCGTCGCCGCAGCAGCCGTCGCCACGCATGTTGCCGCCACCGACCCCCACGGCGACCGCGCCTACGCCGACAGCATCATCCCCATCGACTGGATCAACGTCGCCAAAGCCCCCTACAACGCCGTCGGCAACGGCACCGCCAACGACAAGACCGCCATCCAGGCGGCCATCAACGCGGCCCCGAAGGGCGGCGTCGTCTACCTGCCCGCCAAGCAATACGGGCTGGGCAGCAAGCTGACGATCCCGCCTTACGTGACCGTGCACGGGCCGCTCGCCGACCGGGACGGCCAAGGCGACGACTCAGCCTGCCTACTCCCGCTCGCCGGGTTCACTGACACCACCGTCATTGAACTCGTCGACCAGGCCACAGGCGGTTACGCCACCGCCAACCGGGATGTCACCCTCGTCAACGTCACCATCGACGGGCGTCTGCTGACCAGCGAAACGGTACAGGGCATCCGGGCGACCGGCTTCGTCCACGGCGTCAGCCTGCGGGATGTTTCCATCCACAAGGTGACCGGGCACGCCATCAACCTCGGCACCGGCGGCTCCGGCAACCCGTACAGCTGGTACATGGAAAACGTGCAGATCAGCGGCTCCGGCAGCGTCACCACGTGGGACGGCTTCCACCTGATCGGCACCGACCATCAGCTCGTCAACTGCCGTGCCCTCGGCGTGCGCGGGCACGGCTACTACCTCAACGGCTGCGCCAACACCCAGCTCGTAGCGTGCCGCAGCGAGTGGTCTGCCCTGTCCGGCTACTACATCACCGGCAGCTACGGCACCGGCAACGGTTCCGGCGGCCTGCAGATGGCGAGCTGCTCCACCGACCGGAACTCCAGCTACGGCGTCCTCATCGACTCCACCGGCAATCCGCCCGTCCTGATCACTGGGCTGATGGCCCGCCGTGACGGGCGCAACGGATTCCCCGGGACCGGCGGCGGCAGCTTCGCGGCACTGCGTGGAACGGGCGCAACAACGCCGATCATCGTGCACGGCATGATCTGCTACCCCGGCGTCGGTGACGACGGCCTCGGCGTCAACAGCCCCGAGCGCGGCGTCAGCTTCGTGTCCTGCAGCTACGTGTCCGTCGAAGCGTCCTACCTGCACGCCGACACCACCCCCTTCCACGACGGCGGCAGCAACACCGCCCTCTACCGGGGTGTCGTCGTCGGCACGGCCACCGGCACCACCGCCTCGCCGACACGCTCCCTCGTCGGCGCTGGCAACCTGCCTGGCCCGATCACGCTCACGCAGGGTGGCTACCTGACCGTGCGCGGCGCCAGCACCAACACATTCCTCAACGCGCAGGTCACCGGCGACACCCAAAACCGGTACAACGTCACCGCTGCGGGGACGCAGGCATGGGGATCCGGCTCCGCCACGGCGGACATCACCCTGGCCCGCGGAGCCGCCAATCGGCTAGATCTGACCACCGCGGACCTCCGCATCGCCACCGCAGGCCGGGGTCTCCTCGTCGCCGAAGGCACCAACGCCAAGATGGGTACGGCCACCCTCAACGGCACGACCGCGGTCACCGTGACCACCACGGCGGTCACGGCGAACAGCCGGATCCTTCTGACGATCAACACACCCGGCGGCACACCGGCCAGTCCCTACGTGTTCACCCGCACAGCGGGCACCTCATTCCAGATCAAGTCGACCGGCGCATCCGACACGTCCGTCGTCGCCTGGCTGATCGTCGAACCCGCGTAAGGAGCCCGCGCCATGGATCTCCACGACTGGATCACCCAGCAAGTCGACTGCGTCCATAACACCGTCGGCAACCAGTTCACGCTCAAGCTCGGCGACAAGGACCTCAACAGCATCGTCACCGAGACGATGCGCCACGATCCGCAGGCAGGCCTGCAGTGAGCGGGGGCAGCTACAACTACCTCTTCACCGCCCAAGACCTCGAAGACCTCCAAGCCCGGCGCCACGACCTCGAAGAGATGGCGAACCGGCTCGCCGGACTCGGCTACGCCCAAGACGCCGCACGCGAGACCGAGGAACTCCTCGTCCTCTTCCGCCAGTGGGAAACCCGCGCAGCCGTCCGCATGCGGCGCCTCACCGACGTCTGGCACGCCGTCGAATGGTGGGACTCCAACGACAGCAGCGAAGACCGCGTCCACCAAGCCCTCGCTACATACCGAGGCGACACGGAAGGGACACCGGCGCCGTGAGCGGCGGCTGGAAGAACTCGGACCGCAAGAGCCGGCTGCCATCGAACTGGTCGACCATCCGTGCCAAGGTGCTCGCCCGCGATCCGATCTGCAAGATCTGCGACGTGCGGCCCGCGACCCACTGCGACCACATCGAAGCCAAGACCGACGCCCACGCAGAGGACAAACTCCAAGGCGTGTGCGCCACCTGCCACGGGCTGAAGAGCAGCCGCGAGGGCAACGAGGCGCAGCGCGCCAACCCCCGGCCCGGACGCACACGGCCGAGTGAACCGCACCCCGGACTGAAGGAGTAGCCGTGCTGACCTTCCCCATCAACGTGGCTCCCGGTGAAGACCCGGAAGAGGCCGCCCGCGAGCACATCCTCTGGCGCGCCCACATCGCCCAGGTCCACCTGACCCGGCCGATCCAACTCTCCGTCACCCGCATCACCGACGGAACCCGGCAACTCGCCAACCTCATGGGCCTGGAAGACAACCTCACCGAGGTCTACCGAGTCGACGCCAAAACCAACGACTGCCCAGGCGACCACACCCCCGGCTTCTGAATGCCGGCCTACCTCATCGTCCACGCCGAACGCCGCGGCGACGACACCCTCCTCGAAGACAACCAGCTCACCCTCGAACTCGCCGACGGATGGGCCATCTTCCACGACGCTGCCGGCACCTGCTACGCCGTACCCCGCGAGCAAGTCCGCAGCATCATGCGGGTAGACGAAGGCCAGGACACCCAACCAGAGCCCGCGCCGCAGAAGGAGTGATGGCTGTGGCCAGCAAAGGACGCGGCAGCCGAAGCCGGCGCGGCAACGCGCAGACTCTGCGGAACTATTGGACGACGGGCCCCGGTGCGGCCAAGATCAAATGGGGGACGGCTGGCGACTACAGCCGGTGCGTCCGGGCCGTGTCGAAATACCTCGGAAGTCGGGCCCGAGGTTACTGCGCGTTGAGGCACAAGGCTGCTACGGGAATGTGGACTTCGCAACACGCAAAAGCTCTTCGCGGTGGTCGGAATAGCCGATAACTCGCGTAATTCCAGGTAGAATTGGGGTGACCCAAAAGCCCCGGCGACTGCGGTAACAGTCCCGGGGTGTGGCCAACCTGGTGAAAGCAGGATGACGTGAGTAAGCGTACATGTTCAATCGAGGCGTGCGATGGGGTGCATCGTGCCCGAGGGTGGTGCTCCAAGCACTATCAGCGCTGGAAGGCGTTCGGTGACCCGATGGTCGAGCGCAAGCCTCGCGTTGCGCCTGAGCGGGGCTGCTCCATCGAGGCGTGCACTCGGGTGCACCGTAGCCTCGGACTGTGCAGCCCGCACTACACGCGCCTCCGCAAGTATGGCGATCCGCTAGCTGTAGCCGAACCCAAGCCGGTTAGGCATTGCGGCAAGACGGGGTGTAAGGAAGCGCACTACGCCAAGAACTTGTGCCGAGATCACTACCGCGAGCTTCGGCGGGCGACTCACGGCGACATCGTTAAGGCGAGGCAGCGCGACTACTACCAGCGGAACCGAAAGGCTCGTCTGGAATACGCCCGGAAGTGGCGTGCGGAAAACCCGGACCGAATCAAAGCGCAGAACGAAGCATGGTCCAGGAGCCCACGCGGCCGAGCCCGCTCTCTCGCCCGCTCGCACGGACGCGAAATCGCCTACTGGTCCGCACCGGGAACCGTCCCGATCTACGAGGACTACATCCGTCTGCTCAAGGCCACAGCCTGCGCCTACTGCTCGACCAGTATCACCGTCACGAGCATGGCCATTGACCACGTCGTGCCGTGGTCGCGAGGTGGCAGTGCATCCATCGGCAACCTCGTTGCTTGCTGCCGCCCCTGCAACCAGTCCAAGAGCGACCTACTCCTTGTGGAGTGGCGCCTCGCTACTGGACACCCCGCACTCGTAGACGCCCGCTGCTGATCCCGGCGGGAAGGCTGGCCCGAAGCACCCAGGGCCTCGGGCCAGCCGATCACCTGGGAGGAAACTCATGGAGTTCCGCATAACGATCACCGGCACCGCCGAACTGCTCATGCATAGCGCCCGGTTGTCCAACCCACTCGACCCGGTCGCCAAGGCGATGAAGAAGGTCACCTCGAAGCGGTCGAAGACGGACGAGGACCACGAGGAGCTGGCCCGGCTGGAGCATGCGGGAAGCCTGTACCACGACGAAGAGGTCGGCCCGTACATTCCGGGCGAGAACATCCAGCGCTGCCTTGTCGACGCAGCGAAGGTCACCCGGGCGGGCGTGAAGGTGACGCGCGGAGTGTTCATCTCCACCGACGTGAACCCGCTCGGGTACGCCGGCCCGCGTGACGTGAACGGGTTGTGGGCTGACGAGAACTTCCGGCACGTGGCGAGCGTGAAGGTGCAGCAGAATCGTGTGATGCGCTGCCGCCCGCGCTTCCGGCAGTGGAAGGTCGAGGCGGAGGGTCACCTTGACACGGCAGTGCTGTCGCTCGAAGAGCTGACGGAGATCGCCAACACTGCCGGTGCGATGATCGGACTCGGCGACTATCGACCCCGGTTCGGCCGCTTCACCGCTGAGGTGATCAAGCTGTGAACGCGTTCGAGCCTGCGGGTGACGTCGCACGGTGGCGGATCATCTACGACGCATTGAAGCCGCTCGCCGTGGATGACGTGCTGACGTATGAGGATGCTGGGCGCCTGCTCGGTCTTGATCCCGAGGAGGATCGGTCCACGATTCAGGCAGCGATACGCCGCGCCTCTCGGACGTTCGAGCGGGCCGACAAGCACGCGCTCGTCGCGGTGGCCAATGTCGGTTATCGCGTGGTGCGTGCCGACGAGCACGTGGTCCTGGCGCGCGGTCAACAGCGGCGCGCGTCACGGGCTTTGGAGCGCGGGCATTCGAAGGTCGTGAACGTGGACCTGCGGGGCCTGTCGCCCGAGGTTCGCGCACTGACGGAAGCGACGGCACGGGCGTTCTCCATGCAGATGGACTTCAACCGCCGATTCGACGTCCGACAGAACCGACTGGAATCCGTGGTCTCCGAGGTGTCGCAGCGAACCGACCGCAGCGAAGCAGAGATCGCCGAACTGAAAGCCCGGCTTGCCCGGCTTGAAGGCGACGCGGCGTAGACTTCACACGCCAGCCCTGGCGAGGCCAGTCCTGGCGTGGCTATTCGAGTCCGGGCCAGGCGCTTCATGGCGCGGCCGGGCGCGGCAACTCATGGTGGGGCGTCCTACGGGGCGCCCTCTGCCATGACAAGATGAATGGACCTGACCGGGCGTGGCAAGCCGAGGCATGGCGCGGCGCAACGCGGCCTGACCGGGCGTGGCACCGCTTGGTGGGGCACTCTACGGAGTGCCCTTTGCCATGACAGGATGAGCAACGCATGGTCGGGCGAGACTAGGTTGGGCCAGGCGCGCTGCGGCAAGGCAGGCCATGGAAGGGGCGTCTCACGAGACGTCCCTCTCGCATATCCGAGGAGCGACGAAGGTGACCACGCTTCACGTGACGCCGCTGTGCGACCTTGTCGTCCACGACACCAGCACGGCCGAGCCCGACTGCGTGTGCGGACCTGAGGTCAGGCCGGCAGCGCAGGAGGATGGGTCGGTGGGCTGGCTGCTGGTGCACCACTCCCTTGATGGCAGGGAGCAGGCCGAGGGGTAGGGCAGGCCGGCAGGGCACGGGAGGTAGGCATGGCAGCGGTCGGTGTGGTCCAGGTCCGCTGTCCGGAGTGCGACGTCGCAGTACCAATCGCGACGGAGATCGCTTTGGCGACGATCGAAGGCAACAAGCTGATCATGAACGTCGAGCCTGACCTCACCGACGTGATCGCCCACGCCTGGACGCACGAGGAGCCGCCGGCTGTCTGATCTGGTGGCGCAGCGATCACGCCTCTGACCTGGGGAGATGCCCCTGACCTGCGGTTATTCGGATCGGGGCCGTGTACGCGCTAAGGCCGTGCCTGGGTCTGGGAGATTTGGATCTTGAGTTCGAGCGGGCGGAGGTGAGCCATCGTGGCTGGCCGTGGCCCCGCGCCGAAGGACCCGAACCGGCGGGCTGGGCACAGCAAGGACCCGCACGCCCAGACGATCCTCCGCTTCGAGCAGGCCGAACCGCCCGAGCTTCCGACCCTGTCGGTGCTGAAGGACGGCGAGCTGGTCGAGTACGCCTGGCCGGCGCGGACGCTGGACTGGTGGGAGATGTGGAAGGCGTCGCCTCAGGCAGAGCACTTCTCGTCGACCGACTGGGACTTCCTCCTGGACACCGCTGTCGTGCACGCCCGGCTGTGGTCGGGGGAGATGTCGGCTGCGGCCGAGCTCCGGTTGCGGGTGGCGAAGTTCGGCGCGACACCGGAGGACCGGGCCAGGCTGCGGATGCAGTTCGCGCAGGCCGATGAGGCGGACAGTAAGCGTCCCGAGGGTGGCCGTTCGGCGAGGGAGAGGCGCGGGGTCCTGCGGGCGCTGCCGCCGCCTGAGGAGTCGGCGGGGGGCTGAGATGCCGTGGAAACCGCCGGAGCCCGGTGCGGTGCCGTCCCTGGGATTCGAGGTCATCGACTGGATCTCGGAGATGCTGGCGGCGCCGGACCGCGGCGACTACGAGCCGTTCCTGCTGTACCCGGAACAGGAAGACTTCGTCCTCCGCTACTACGAGATCAACCCCCACACCGGGAAGCGTCGCTTCAGGCGTGGAGTCATCAGCCGGCCGCGCGGCTGGGGCAAATCACCGTTCCTGGCCGCCTTGGCGATTGTCGAGGCACTCGGCCCAGTGGTCCCGGACGGCTGGGATGCGGACGGGCAGCCGGTGGGAAAGCCGTGGTCTGAGGTGCGGACGCCGCTGGTGCAGATCGCCGCGGTGTCGGAGACGCAGACCAAGAACACGTGGGCGCCACTGTTGGAGATGCTTCAGGGCCCGGTGATCGACGCGTACCCGGGGTTGGAGCCGCTGGATACGTTCGTGAATCTGCCGCGGGGGAGGATCGAGCCGATCACGTCGTCGGCCCGGACGGTGAAGGGCAACAAGCCTGTCTTCGCTGTGCTCGACCAGACCGAAGAGTGGGTGCGGTCGAACAACGGGCTGCGCCTGGCGGAGACGATGCGGATCAACGCCGCGAAGGTCGGCGGCACCACCATCGAGTCACCCAACGCGTACATCCCGGGCGAGGGGTCGGTTGCCGAGGACTCGGCGGCCTTTTGGACGAAGATCCGCGAAGGGCGCGCGAAGGATGACGGCCTCTACTACGACCACCGTGAAGCGCCACCCGAAACAGACCTGACAGACCGCCAATCGCTGATCGCTGGGCTCTCGCACACCTACGGGGACTCGGCAGATCGCAATGGCGGGCATGTCGACCTGGACACGATCGTGGCGACGATCTGGGATCCGAGCACCGATCCGCAGACATCACGGGCCGACTTCCTCAATCAGATCACGCACGCCTCCGACTCGTGGATCTCTCAGCCCGAGTGGGCCGGCGTCGCGGCACCGGACAGGGTGGTCGGGCACGGAGAGGAGATCGTTCTCGGCTTCGACGGATCCCGCCGCCGCAACCGCGGTGTCACCGACGCCACCGCTCTTGTTGGCTGCCGGGTCTCGGATGGCCACCTCTTCCTTGTGGACTGCTGGGAACAGCCGGACGGGCCGTTTGGGCGGGAATGGCAGGTGCCCACTGTGGAAGTGCTGGCGAGGGTCGAGGAGGCGTTCCGTGACTACAAGGTCGTCGGGATGTACGCGGACCCCGCCCGCTGGGAGTCTCACGTCGCGAAGTGGGAGGCCGACCATGGCCGCCGCCTGAAGTTGAAGGCCTCGGCGCAGCACCCGATCGAGTGGTGGATGACGGGTGGCCGGTCTCACCAAATCGTGCGGGCACTGGAGAAGTTCCGGTCGAGCGTCGTGGACGGCGAGCTCTCCCACGACGGATCGAGCGTCCTGACGCGCCACATTCTCAACGCCCGTCGGCGCGAGTCCCGTAGCGGCATCCAGATCATGAAGGAGCATCCGGACAGCGCGCGGAAGATTGACGCCGCCGTGGCCGCGGTTCTCGCCTGGCAATGCCGAGTGGATGCCATGGCTAAGGGGCTCGGCCGTAAGAAGGCCGGCAAGTCGGGACGGGTGGTGGTGCTGCGGTGACCCTCTCTATCCCTGAACTTCCGCTGTTGACGCTGTCGGATGACGAGCTTGCGCTGGTCAACATGCTGCGTGCGGACATGCTGCGGGATCGGTACGCCCTGCTGTTGCGGGATGCGTATTTCAACGGCGAGCAGCTGGTCCGCGACCTGGGGATCAGCATTCCGCCGCAGCTCAAGGGCCTGCACACGGTCATCGGCTGGCCCCGTGTCGGCGTCGAAAGCTTGGAGGAGCGCCTCGACCTGGAGGCGTTCCGGTGGGCGGATGGGGCGAACTCCGCCGAGTTGGCTGAGATCGCCGACGCGAACGACCTCTTCGACGAGTCGAGCCTGGCGCACCTGGATGCGCTGGTGTACGGCCGCGAGTATCTGGCGATCGGCTCGGGGGATTGCGGTACGGATGACTGCCCGCCGTTGATCTCGGCGGAGTCGCCGCTGGATATGACGCTGATGTGGGATGCCCGTCTGCGGATGGGTACGGCGGCACTGCGGGAGTGCGCGGCGGACACGTACATCGAGTCGGGCCCTGAGGAGCGGATGCTGGTTCTGTACCTGCCGGACCAGACGGTGATGTGCCTGCCGAACGCCAGTGGCGGCTGGGAGGTCATCGACCGAGACATCCATAACCTCGGCGTCGTGCCTGTCGTCAGGATGGCGAACCGTCAGCGGACCGCGGACCGGGTCGGGAAGTCGGAGATCACTCCGGAGGTCATGAGCATCACGGATGCCGCGTGCCGGCGCTTGATGGGCATGGAGGTGGCGGCCGAGTTCTTCGGCGCCCCCCAGAGGTACATTCTCGGCGCTTCCGAGTCGGCGTTTCAGGACGCGGACGGTACGGCGAAGAGCGCGTGGGAGACGTACATCGGCCGCGTGCTCGCCTTGGAGCGGGACGAGGATGGTCAGGTTCCTGCTGTCGGTCAGTTCGCAGCCCACGATCCGACGGGCATGACGAAGATCATCGACTTGTATGCGCGGATCATGTCGTCGCAGTTCGGGCTGCCGCCGCACATGCTCGGCTACACCACCGACAACCCGGCTTCCGCGGATGCGATCCGGTCGACTGAGGCGAAGCTGGTGAAGCGCAGCGAGCGGCGGATCCGCCGGTTCGGGGCCGCGTGGCAGCAGGCGATGCGGCTCGCTCTATGGGTGCGTGACGGGGAGCCGCCGGACAAGACCCGGCGCATCGAAACCGTCTGGCGAAACCCGGCAACGCCGACGGTGGCGGCCCAGGTGGACGCCACGGTCAAGCTGGTGCAGGCGGGTGTTCTGCCGGCCGACTCGGATGTCACGTTGGAGATGGCCGGGTTCACGGAGGCGCAGCGGCAGCGGATTGCTGTGGATCGCCGCCGGGCGAGTTCCGCGGCGGCTGGCAGGTCGCTGTTGGACCGGCTGGGTTCGCTGGGCGATCAGTCGGCGTCGAGCCTGCCTGACGTCCAGGAGGTGTCTGGTGGCGGCGACGGTCTCTGATGGGGGCCGCGATCCTGACCGGTATCGAGCCGCGCAGCTTGGTCTGACTCGCCTGCTGGTGCGGGATGTGCGGGGGCTACGGCGCCTGATCATTCCGTCGCGATTGCGGGCGTCGATGCCGGACTGGTTCGCTGCCGTGCAGGCGGTTGTCGATCAGTATGCGCGTGCGTCGGCCGGGCTGGGTGCCGACTTTTATGACGCTCAGCGGGATGCGGCTGGGGTGTCTGGCACATTCACGGTGCCGGTCGCGGACCCACCTTCGGAGGAGCAGACGCTGACGAGTCTGCGGTGGGCGACGAAGGACGTGTGGGAACGCGATCCGGACGTGGCGACGCCCGCGCAGCTTGAACCGCTGGATACGCGGCTGGAGCAGGCGGAGAAGAAGGCCGGGCAGGTCGCGCAGAAGCTTGTGGCCGACACGGGCCGGGCGACCGTCATCAACGCGGTTCGCCAGGACTCGCAGGCCACCGCGTGGGCTCGGTCCGCAGCACTCGGCGCTTGCGCCTTCTGCCGCTTGCTCGCAGCCCGCGGGGCTGTCTATAAGCAAGACACGGTTGATTTCCGCGCACATGACGGTTGTCACTGCATGACCATTCCGGTATTTGCCGGGCAGCGATTCGACCTGTCCCGCCACGCTGCGGAATGGGAGAAGATCTACCGCGAGGAAGCCGCTCCATATCCCGGAGATCAACTACGCCGTTTCCGGCAGGCTATTGCAGCCCATGAGCAGGCAAATGGTAGATAGAATAAAGGAGTTAGGTGAGCCCCGCGACGGGCCAACGTCCGGGGCTCTGGTCGGCTGGTTGGAGCCAACATGAGCAACCGTAGACGACGCCCGCTGAAGCTGTACACCTGCGCATGGTGTGGTGAGCGACGGGCGATCGAAGAGATGCGATACGTCGGGTCAGGCAAGGGCAAGGCGCCCTCTACGTGCCGCGCGTGTAGAGAAGCGCATCCCAACTTGAGCTGGTGCGATTTCCATGCAGCACCCCACCCGGTCGAACAGTTCATCGCGTACCCGCCGCCCAGGCCCGGGTATTGGAACGTGTGCAAGTCGGCCTTCACACACATGAGGTCTCAGCGCCAAGGCCACTTGCCGCGCCCCTGTGCATCTTGTGACGAAACCCGAGATTCCTGGCTTTTCCGTGGCGGCCGTAACAAGTCCCCGGTTTGCCGCGACTGCGAGGACCGCAACGTAGGGCTTCGATGGTGCGTGGACTGCAAGGACTGGCTCGCCGAAAGCGTCTTTAACCGGACTGGTCATGACGGGAAGTTCTGGACAGTGCGATGTAAGCCGTGCAAGGCGGCGCATGCGCATGGGACGTCGGTGGCCGAGATACTCCGCATCCAGGGATCGCGGTTCCCTGAGTGCGCGTCGTGCGGATCGACCGAAGACCTGAAGGTCGATCACGACCACAGTTGCTGCCCGGCAGCCCAGTCTTCGGGTTGCTGTATTCGCGGCTACCTCTGTCACGAGTGCAACACCGCAGAGGGACTACTGAAGACCCCAGACCGCGCTATCGCGCTCGCCGCGTACATGCAGCGGATCGCGGAACGAGAAGGCGTGTCAGAGCTGACCGCCATCGCGTAGCAGACGGACGCTGAAGCGCCCGTCGGGACCCAATGCGGGACCTGACGGGCGCATCGCGTTGCCCAACCCTGGTCGCCCTGGTGGCGGCCTTTCTCATTTCCACAGCCCCTGGAGGGCCGATTCGTCATGCCTGAAGAGACCGAGCAGACCAGCGAGCAGCAGGAGTCCGGCACCGGGGAGACCGTCGAGGAGACGGCGACCGAGGAGAACGGCACCGACACCGCGGAGGACGCCCAGGAGGCGGACGCCGGCGGCGAAGACAAGTCGTTCGACCGGAAGAAGTTCGAGGCGGAGCTGCGCAAGAAGAACAGCGAAGCCGCGAACCTCCGAAAGCGCCTGAAGGAGCTCGAACCGCTGGCGAAGAAGGCCAAGGAGTTCGAGGACGCGCAGAAGTCGGAGACCGAGCGCCTCAACGACCAACTCGCCGCGGCTCAGGAGCAGATCGCCAAGACCCGGCAGCGGCTCGTCCGCAGCCAGGTTCAGGCACTCGCTGGCACCGCAACCGAGGCGCGGGCGGCGTTCGCTGACCCGGCTGACGCATTCGGCGAGCTCGACCTCGGCTCGTACATCGACGACTCGGGCGACATCGATGAGACCGCTATCGAGGCGGATCTCCAGGCGCTTTTGGAGCGCAAGCCGCACTGGGCGAAGACCCAGCCCCAGGAGGGCCCGCGGCGTCCCGCGCCGGACCGCACACAGGCGTCCGGCGCCAACAAGAAGCAGGCCCCCAGCCCGCGCGATGAGTTCGCCGGGTGGCTGAGTTCGAAGCTGTAGGGCTTCGGGAGAAGAGACATCATGGCGGTCACCGCCCCCCTGACGCTGTCCAATGTGGATGCGTCGCTCCTTCCGCGCACGATCACGGCGCCGATCTTCGAGAAGTCCGTCGAGGCCAGCGCGGTTATGCAGTTGGCCCGTCCGGCGCCGCTGGCCCTGGACGCCACCACGTCGGTGCCGATCCCGATGGACGTCCCGGTCGCTGACTGGGTTGGCCAGGCGGCGAAGAAGCCGCTCAGCACGGGCGGCGTCGACGTGAGGCAGATGCAGGCGAAGAAGGTCGCCGTGCTGATCCCGGTCGCCATGGAGGTCGCGAAGACCAACGCGGGCGGCCTGTACGACCAGCTGCAGAAGGATCTGCCGACGGCGTTCGCGCGGGCCTTCGACCACGCGGCGATCCACGGCAAGACCATGAAGGGCGCCACCGGACCCTTCTCCGAGTACCTGGCCGCTACCTCCAACAGCGTGGCGCTCGGTACGGCCACGCAGGCGCAGGGTGGCATCTGGGCGGACTTCGTCAACGGCATGGCCGAGGTCGTCGACGATGACTGGGACTACACCGGCACGGTCGCGGACCACCGGCTGAAGCCGTCGCTGCTGCTGGCGACGGACACGACGGGCCGGCCGATCCTGGTGGACACGCAGACGCCGGGCACGAACATGGCGGCGGCGGGCACCCTGATCGGGGAACCGCTGGCTTACTCCCGCAGCGTGTCGGGTAAGCAGCGCCGGCAGTCGACGTCTTCGGACACGGGGCTGCGGGCGATCGGCGGCGACTGGTCCCAGGCGGCATATGGGGTCGGAATGGATATTACGGTCCGCATCTCCGACCAGGCCACCTACGTGGACGAGGAGGGTGGCGTGCACTCCGCGTTCCAGGAGAACCTCGTCCTGATCCTCGCGGAGGCCTACTACGGCTTCGTGATGGGTGACGTGGACGCGTTCGTGAAGTTCACCGGCACCCCGAGCGGTTCCTGATGGCGAGGGCTGTCCCGGCTTCCGCGCCGGGCGGGGCAGCCAAGCCCCTGAAGATCGTCGCCAGGGTTCATGCGATGCCACCGGAGCACAACGCGGGCGCCGAGCACATGCTCGTGTCGATGCTGCGTCCTCTGGTGGAGCGCGGGCACGACGTGTCCGTGTGGCTGTCCCGCTACGGCAAGGCCCACAAGGAGTACGAGTACCGCGGCATCAAGGTCGTCCCGCTGGAGTCGCGGCTGGACTTTTCGGGGGCGGTCCGCAGGGCGAATGTTCTGCTGGCCCACCTGGAGACGGTCCCGTCTACGGCGTCCTTGGCCCGCGGCTTCGGTAAGCCGCTGGTGGTGGTCTGTCACAACACGCACCGGCCGACATTCCGCGACATGGCTGCAGGCGGCACATCGCTGGCGGTCTACAACTCGCAGTGGATGGAGCGGGAGGCGGAACTCTTCTTCGCCGAGTACCCGAAGTCCATCCAGCCCGCGTCCAGCATGATCGTGCGTCCGCCGGTGTTCGCCGACGAGTATGCGACGAAGCCCGGCAAGGCCATCACGCTGATCAACTGCAATCCGGAGAAGGGCGGCAAGGTGCTCGACGCGCTGGCCCGCCGCATGCCGGATCAGCAGTTCCTCGCTGTGAAGGGCGCCTACGGCGAGCAGATCCTCCCCGACCTGCCCAACGTCGAGATCGTCGAACATGTGCGCGGCGAGGACATGCGGGAGCGGGTGTACGGCCGCACGAAGGTGCTGCTGATGCCGTCCTCGTATGAGTCGTGGGGCCGGGCCGGGGTCGAGGCGTTGGCGAGTGGCATTCCCGTTGTGGCGCATCCGACGCCGGGTCTCACGGAGTCTCTCGGTGAGGCCGGGGTGTTCGTGGACCGCGAGGATATCGCCGGCTATGAGGCGGTGCTGCGGAAGCTGCTGACGGCTGCGGAGTACCGGCTGGCCAGTAAGCGGGCGAAGGCCCGGTCTGGCGAGCTTGATCCGGCTGCCGATCTGGCCGCCTGGTGCGCTGCTGTGGAGTCTCTGGCCTGAGGAGGGGTTGTGGCGTTCATTCCTCCTACCGCCGAGCAGTTGGGCCTCTACCTGGGGCTTAGTGAGATCGACGGCAATCGGGCGGATCTACTGATCGAGACGGCAATCCAGCTGTGTCAGACGATTGTGAAGCCGTTGCCGGAGGGCGCGGAGGCGGTCGTCCTGTCGGTTGCCAGCCGGGCCTATGTGAATCCGCAGCAGGTGTCTTACGAGACGATCGGCCCCATGTCGGTGCAGCGTCCGTCCGGTTCGGGCGGCCTGTATCTGACGAAGAACGACAAGGCCGCCCTCAAGTCGCTGGCGGGCCGCGGCGGGGCGTTCACGGTCGATCCGACGCCCGCGTCGGCGGATCCGTCGCCGACGTGGCCGATCGACGATGCCGGATTCGCGGACGAGTTCGAGCCCGGCTGGGGGTACGGCTGATGCCGGCACCGGCGCCGTACCCGTTCGGGGAGACGGTGGTCAGGCTCCGTCGCGGGCCGTCGCCGGGCCGTGATCCACGCGGGCAGCCGATTCCGGGCCCGCTGGTGGAGACGCCTATCGCGGGTGTCGTGGTGACGCCCCGGCAGGAGTCGCCTCAGGTGGGCGGTGAGCAGCAGCAGGACCGGGACACGGTGATCGTCGGCTGGACGGTCTACGACCCGAGCGGGACTGTATGGCTCACCACGGACCAGGTGAGGATCCGCGGCGTGGTTTGCGGCATCACGGGCGAGCCGGGCGACTGGGGTCGCTCCCCGTTCACGGGGGCCCGTGGTGTGGTCCAGTTCGCCGCCGACCGTGTTACCGGCTGACCGGGAGGGCGGTGGATTGTGCCTGCCAGGTTCAAGATGAAGCGCAAGGGCGTCGGGCAGATGCTTCGCATGCCGGGCATGCAGGCGGAGATGCTGCGCCGCGCCGACGTCATCAAGGGCGTCGCGGTTGCCTTGTCCCCAGTTGACGAGTCGAGCCCGAATCCTGGCCACTACCAGCGGTCGTGGGAGACGGACAGCACAAGCCGTGGCGGCCGGCGTCGTGACCGGGCGGTCGGCTACGTCCGCAACACGGCCTACTACGCCCGCTGGGTGGAGTACGGCACGGAGAAGGTTCCGGCCCACCACGTGCTGCTGCGGGCAGCCCAGTTGGGCGGGCGGAACCAGTGACCGCCCTCGTCGACATCGAACTAGAGCTGATCACCCGCGGCACGGCCCGGTTCCCTGACGCGGTGGTGCGGGACGAGCTCGACAACAACCTGCTGAACGAGCTGCCAACGATCCAAATCCAGCAGATCCCCGGCGGCGACGACGACGGCCTGAAGCTCAGTCGGCCCCTCGTCGACATCGATGTGTACGCCGCGACCAGAGCTGACGCGATCACCCTGGCCGCGGCGGTCCACGAATGGGTCACCAAGGAACTTCGAGGCTCGACCAGCGCCACGGCGGTCATCGGCCGCACGAAGGGCCTGACGCTTCCCGCGCCGAGGCCTTACGAGAACACCGCCCTGCGCCGTGTCGGGGCGACCTACGAAATCTTCTGCCACCCGGTCTCCTGACCGGGCTTTGGGCCCGCGCCAGCCCCTTCAACACCCGCCCGTGCGCGGGCTCTTCCATGTCTGGAGACATCATGGTCAACATCACCCGCGCCGCGGATCTCGCCCTGGTGGGCGCGAATGGCGGCGTCTGGGTGGCGCCGGTGGGCGCCACTTCGCCTGCGTCGCCGCTTGTTCAGCCTGTCTCTCCGTGGGAGCCGTTGGGTGCTCTGTCTGATGACGGCCTCACCTACGGCTTCGACGAGGACTCGCAGGAGTTCACCCCGTGGGGTTTGACGAGTCCGTTTAGGACCCAAATAACCAAATCTGTCCGGACGTTCGGGTTCACGGTGTGGGAAACGTCCCGGGTCGTCGTGCAGTCGCTGCAGTACCGGCTGGATGCGGCAGATCTGGTCCCGGACGGGGACGGCCTGACGAAGTACGCGGAGACGGCCAGCCCCGTCCCGGACCGTCGCGCGTTCTGGTTCCTGGTGATCGACGGCGACGCCTACAAGGGCTTCTACGTCCCCCAGGGCGAGATCAACGACCGCTCCGACGTGACGTTCAAGCAGGACGAGATGTCGGGCTACGAGTGGACGATCACCACGTACCCGGACGACGAGGGCAACACGGTCTACCACGTCGACAAGGTGCCTGCGACCCCGGCCTACTCGGGATCCTGAGACGGGCGGGCGGGCCGTAGGCACCTGCTGGTGCCGACCGTTGGCGCGGGCCCGGCCCGCCCGCCCCCAATTCTGTGTCCGCGCCGCGAGATAGGGAGCCCGCGCCATGGCGAGCAGTGAAACCAGTTCGAGCAGGAAGCCCCGAAGCGGGGCCCGAGCAGTATCCCGGCCCGCGACGACACGTCGCGCCGCAGAACCAGAGGAGCCGAAGGTCACCCCGGCGGAAGCCCAGGAGATCGAGGCCGAGGGCCACTACGTCACCGCCGAACTGTGCAGCGAGGAGGTGCAGATCGTTCCGCCGTCGGTGTGGCGATCATCGTGGCAGCGGATGCTGAACCAGGGCGACTTCGACGGCTTCGCCGAGAAGATCTTCCACCCGGACGACTACGAGCTGTACCTGGAGCTCGACCCGACGATCGTCGAGTTCATGGAGTTCACGCAGACCGCCGCGGAGCGGATCGGTGAGTCCTTGGGAAACTCGCATGGACCCGCGCCGTCGTCGAGGCGCACGCGGAGGCGGTAGAGGCCGACCTCCTGCGCTACTACAACGGGGTCGACCTGTTGGACGTGCACCGCGGGTTGATGTCGTGGCGGCGTCTGAGGGTGCTGATCCAGCATTTGCCGCCGGAGTCGGCGACGTGGACGGCGCTACGGAACTCCATGTCGGCGGAGGAGCTGGCGGAGCAGGCCGACAAGGGCGAGCCGGAGAAGGGCCGCTGGTCGCAGTCCGAGCAGTTGATTGCGGTGGTCGCCGACCGGGTTGCGGAGCTCACTTACGCCTACTCGGCGGCCAATTCACCGAAGGGCAAGAAGCCGAAGCGGCCTGACCCGATCCGCCGGCCGGGCGCGAAGCCGGTGAAGCCGAAGAAGCCGATCACTGAAGCGCAGGCGAATCAACTCTGGTCGTGGCTGACCGCAGAAGCTGCCTGACAGCACTCGGAGGAGGCTCCCGGTGCCAGCTATCTCCGTCGGGTCCGTCGAAGTTGATGTTCTGCCGAATGCATCTGGCATCGAGGGTCGGCTGCGGGCGGCGCTGGTGCCTCCAGCCACCCAGATCGGTGACGAGGTCGGCCGGATCATCGGCCGCCAGATGGCTACTCAGATCGCTTCGGCGGTCCGGGACGGCATCAACAACGGGGGCCGTGCGGCGCGTCCGGCGGCGGTCCGGCAGGGTGATGAGACGGGCGGCGCGTTCTCCCGCTCGTTGAAGGCGCGGCTGGAGGCGGCGTTCAAGTCGTTGCCGAAGGCGGATGTGCGCCTGTCGACGACGGGCGTGGATGCGGATTTGGCGCGGCTGCGTGCCCGCATGGAGACGCTGGCTGGCAAGCGGATCGGCATCGACATCGATGCTGGTGTCGCGGTCGCTGAGATCACCGACATTGAGGCGCGACTGACGCGGCTCGGCGCGCAGCACCCGAACGTTCAGGTGCGCGCTGATACTGCGGCTGCGATTGCCCAGTTGGCGGCGGTTCGCGCCGAAATCGACGCCGTGGATGGTAAGAACGTTGACGTCGACACGTCGACGGCAGCGGCGAGCTTCAACAAGTTGGTGTTCGCGGCGATCGCGTTCGGGCCGGCCATCCTGCCAGTGCTGCCTGTGGTGGCTGCGGGTCTGGGTGCGGTTGCGGCGGCTGGTACAGCCGCAGCGGTGGGTCTCGGTTCGGTGGCCGCAGTGGCAGTCCCCGCGTTCATGCAGATGGGCAAGGTTCTGCAGGCGCAGAAGTCGGCGCAGGATGCGGCGACGAACGCCACCTACAAGGGCGCTCAGGCGTCTTCGCAGGGTGCTTCGAAGGCGTTGCAGATGGCGGGCGCTCAGCAGGCGCTGGCTTCGGCGCAGAGGAATGCGTCCCGGCAGATCGCCGACGCGGAGAGGGCTGTGGGTGATGCGGTCCGGCAGGCCGCTCAGAACAACCAGCGTGCCGCGGAGCAGGTGAAGTCTGCCCGCCAGTCGCTGGCGGACGCCTACGCTCAGGCTGCTGAGCGCATGCAGCAGGCCAACGCGGATGTGTCGCGCGCCGAGCGGGACCTGGCGCTGTCACAGAAGTCGGCCCGGCAGGCGCAGCTGGATCTGACGGCGGCCCGCAAGGAGGCCGCGCAGCAGTTGGAAGACCTCAACAACCGGCTGACGGACAGCACCCTGTCGCAGCGGGACGCGGAGATCGCGCTGAGGGAAGCGACGATCGAACGCAACCGGGTGCTGGAGTCGGCGACGGCGACGGAGCTCGACAAGCAGAAGGCGCTCCTGCAGTACGACCAGGCCGTCCAGCGCCTGAAGGAGCAGACCACCGAGACGAAGCGCCTGAAGGGCGAGACGGCTGCCGCGAACAAGGCAGGCGTTGAGGGATCGGACACGGTCCGGTCGGCGCAGGAGCGGCTTGCTTCCGCTCAGCAGGACGTCACGGACAAGACGACGGCCTTGAAGGCGGCCCAGCAGACGGTCACGAAGACGCAGATCGCCAACAGCCGGGCCATCGCGGACGCCCAGTCGAAGCTCGCCGAGGCGCAGAAGAATGTGGCGGAGACGCAGCGGCAGGGCGCAGAGACTATCGCCCGAGCCCAGGAGCGGGTCACGCAGGCTCAGCAGGCGGGCGCGGATTCGATTGCGTCGGCGCAGCGACAGATTGCCTCGGCGTCGCAGTCGGCGGCCGGGGGTGTCGATCAGGCTGCGATTGCGCAGGCCAAGTATCGGGCTGAGCTGGCGAAGCTGACTCCGGCGGCCAGGGCCACGCTGCGGGCGTTTCTGGATCTGCGGACGGGTTTCAGCGCCTGGTCGAAGGCGCTGCAGCCTGCCGTCATGCCCATTTTCACCCGGGCACTGAATGGTTTGAAGAACAGCCTGCCGGGCCTCACCCCGTTCGCACTGGCGGCGGCCAAGGCGATCGGAGGCCTGCAGGACCGTGTCTCGCGGGGCTTCAAGTCGCCGTGGTGGCAGCAGTTCAAGACTGAGCTGGCAGGCTCGGTCGGCCCTGCGATCACCGGGCTGGGCATCAGCTTCGGGCGGACCTTCAAGGGCATGGTGGGCGTCATCGACGCTTTCCTGCCGCACATGGATTCGATCTCGACGCGAATGCAGCGGATCACCGGGCGGTTCTCGACGTGGGCCACCGGCCTGAAGGGGAGCCCGGCCTTCGAGAAGTTCTTGGACTACTCGGCCACTCAGGGTCCGGTCGTTGCGGACGCACTGGGGAAGATCTTCGGCGCGTTCTTCGACGTCGGTAAGGCGCTGGGGCCGATCGGCAGCATCCTGCTGAAGGTGCTGGGCGGCCTGGCTGAGGCGATCGGCATCATCGCCGAGCATGCGCCGTGGCTGGTGCAGGGAATCTATGCCGCCTATGTGGCGACGAAGCTGTGGACGATCGCCGTGTGGGCGTTCAACGCGGCGATGGCGGCGAACCCGATCACGCTGATCATCATCGGGATCGTCGCTCTGGTCGCTGCGGTCATCTACGCCTACAACAAGTTCGGATGGTTCCGCGCGGCCGTGCAGGCTGCTTGGGCCGGTATCCAGACGGCGGCCTTGTGGGCGTGGAACAACGTGCTGAAGCCGGTGTTCGCGTTCATCTGGCAGGGGCTGCAGCAGCTCGGCCGGGCGGCGATGTGGCTGTGGACGAACGCCATCAAGCCTGCCTGGGATGCGATCTCGCTGGCGGCCCGGATCCTGTTCACGGCGATCGTCGTCGCGGTGATCCTGCCGATCATCGTCGCGTTCAAGGTGTTCGGGGCGATCGCGGGCTGGCTGTGGAAGGTCGCGATCAAGCCCGCGTTTGAGGCGATCGCGGCGCTCGCCGTGTGGCTGTACAAGAACGTCTTGAAGCCGCAGTTCGACGCCATGGCTGTCGCCTTCCGGGTGGTGGCGCGGGTCGCGACGTGGCTGTGGAAGAACGCCCTCGCGCCCGCCTTCCGGGCAATCGGCGAGCAGGCCAAGTGGCTGTACACGAACGCAATCAGGCCCGCCTTCGGGTGGATTGCCGACCGAGCGACCTGGCTGTGGTCGAAGGGCGTGAAGCCGCAGTTCGACCTGCTCAAGGCCGGGGTGAAGGCGGTTGGTGCCGCGTTCAAGACGGCGAAGGACTACATCGGCGAGCAGTGGGCGAAAGTCTCCGGGCTGGCCCGCAAGCCCGTGCAATACGTCGTGGATGTGGTGTACAACTCGGGCATACGCGGCGTCTGGAACGACGTGGCGAAGGCCTTCGGGGCGCCGCAACTGCCGAAGTTCAAGTTCGCTTCGGGCGGCATCATGCCCGGCTACACGCCGGGACGGGACGTCCACAAGTTCGTGTCCCCGACCGGCGGCCAACTGGAGCTCAGCGGTGGGGAGTCCATCTTCCGCCCGGAGTTCACCCGAGCCGTGGGCTCCGGCTTCGTCGGCTCGATGAATGCGCTCGCCAAGTCCCGCGGAGCCGACGGCGTGAAGGCTGCGCTGGCGCCGCTCCTGGGTGGCAACCCGCGTACCTCGACCGACACTTCCCTGCGCTACGCCAACGGCGGCCTCGTGCAGTCGTTCGCGGACGGCGGCATCTTCGGCTGGATCGGCAAGGCCGCCTCCGCGACCCTCGGCGCCGGTACCGCTGCCTGGAACACCATCAAGAAGGGCGCCGGTTGGCTTGCCGACACCCTGGAAGGCTCGGCGCGCGCTGGGGTCAAGTCGGTCGTCAACCCGCTGCTCAGCTCGTTCCCCGGCATGGACACCGGCTTCGGCAAACTGATCCGCCGCATCCCGGACCGGATCATCGACGCCCTGTTCGGCTACAGCAAGACAGCCGACAAGAAGGGCGCCGGAAGCGTAGGCGGACCAAGGATCGCCGCCGCACTGAAGTGGGCGAAAACCCAGAACGGCAAGCCCTACCAGTGGGCCGGAAACGGCAACCCCAGCTGGGACTGTAGCGGGTTCATGTCGGCGATCGAGTCCGTCATCCGAGGCCAGAAGCCGCACCGCCGTTGGGCGACCATGGCGTTCTCCGGGAAGACGGCACCTCCCGGCTGGGTGTACCACGGCAACAGCCCGTTCCGCGTCGGCATCACCAACGCCGGGGTCGGGCACACGGCGGGGACGCTGGGCAAGACGAACGTGGAGTCTCGCGGCGGTGACGGCGTCGTCGTCGGCTCCCGGGCCCGCGGCTACAAGGACAGCCTGTTCAACTCCTGGTATGGCTTCCAGCCCGGCAAGTACGACTCCGGCGGCTACCTGCAGCCCGGCATGAACCTCGCGTTCAACGGCACCGGCCGCCCGGAGCCCGTCTTCACGACGGCGCAGGCCAACGCCCTCACGTCGCTCGCGGCGCGGGGAACATCCGGGCCGTCGAACTTCGAAGGATCCCTCTACCTGGACTCCGGCGAGTTCCTGGGCCGGGTCCGCGGCGAGGCCACGGCAGTCATGCACGAAGGCCATAGGCAGCTCATCGGCGTTCTCAACGCGGGCTGAGAGGAGGTTCCCCCTGTGGCAATCCCCGGGAATCTCCTCTCGGCCACAACGGAGACCATCGACCCGAACACCTCCGGGTGGACGGCCAAGCTCAACTGCACCATCAACATGGGTGTGGGCGGGCGCACGGGCGGTGGCGGCTGCCTGTCGGTGCGGTCGGTGGCCGCGGGCGAGATGCAGGCCCGCACCGTCTCCTCCTACCCGGTCACCGCAGGCACCGTGTACTACACGTTCGCGGACACGGCCGGGGTGGTCGCTGAGCGCATCGGGATCCGCTGGCTCAACAGCAGCGGCACCGAGGTCAGCATCACCTGGTCGCTGCCGACGATGGCAGCGTCGTCTGGCTGGCATCGGGTGGCGGTGGCCGGTGCGGCACCTGCCGGCGCCACGCAGGCGCAAGTACTCCTGTCGTCGACGGAAGTTGGGGCGAACGTCTCCCACTTCTGGGAGAACATCTACCTTGGCCTGCCCATCCGGGTCCTCGGCAACTTGCTGCCGTTCAACACGGAGTCGACTGAAGTCGACGCCACAGGCTGGGGCACGATCGTCAACGCGACGATCTCCCGGCAAGTGCCCGTCATCAACTGGGCGGTCGACTGGTACCTGGCCGGCGGGCACGCCCTGGCGATGACCGCGATCGCGGCCGGCAACGCGAGCGTGCTGGCGGTGGACCGGCCTGCGGTGACCCCGGGGCAGGAGTACCTGGCCTACGCCTACCTGCAGCCGCCGGTGCTGACGGCGCAGGCATGGATCGAGCTGCGGTTCTACGATGCGGTCGGCAACCAGGTTGCGGCGCAGCGAAGCACCCTGGCACCCCCAGGGACCGGCATGTACCGCCAGCGGGCCTCGATGGTCGCCCCGCCGAATGCGGCCTCCTGCTCCGTGGCGGCGGGCCTGGACTCCGCCTCCGCCGGACAGGTGCTGCGCCTGGAAACGGTGGCGGTGGTGGCGGCACCCCAGTTGCAGGCCGGCAGCCTGCTGCCGTATGCGGACTCGTCGTTCGAGCAGGGCATCGGTTCGTGGACGACGGCCGCAGGTGTGGCGACACTGGCCCGCACCACACCCTGGGGCCTGTCCGCGTTCGACGGCGCCTACGCGCTCGCCGTCACCTCGGCGACCGCGACAGCCTCCACACTTCGTTCGGGAAAGGTCGCCGGCATCACCGCGGGCCTGAACTTCCGGGCGCAGCCAATCGTGCACTCGGCGGCCGGCGCCTGGTCGTCGGTCCTGGTACGCGTCCGCTGGTATGACGCCGCCAACGTCGATCTGGGGGCGTCGACGGGAACCTCCTACTCGCTGCCGGCGTCGGGCTGGTACGCGCTGCCTGCGGACGCGGTCGCTCCCGCGGGGGCGACGCAGGCAGCGCTGGAGCTGGTGGTGACCGCGTCCGCGGTGAGCAGCACCATGCACGTGGATGCGGTGACGCTGTGGGAGGTGCTGCCGCTCACTGCGGTGGAGGAGCACTCCAGCGACGGCTACATCACGCTGACGCTGCGGGAACTCGATGTCGACTACGAGATCACCGTGTACCGGGAGCTGCAGGATGGTTCCCGCACTCTGGTGCGCGGCCCGTCGGGGCTGATCGAGCGGCAGGCGATCACCTCGGACCTGATGGTGATCGAGGACCATGAGGCGCCGCTGAACACGCCGGTCCGGTATCGCGTCGAGCTGTACCCGCCAGGCTCGCTCACGGCGACTACCCGGACCAGCGGCTATGCGACCGTCACGCTTTCCAACATCAACCTCGCCTGGTTGAAGGACCCCGGAAACCCGCAGCGCAACACGCGGGTGATGGTCGCCGCCGCCCCGGACTGGACCCGCCCGATCGAGCAGGCATCGTTCGTCGTGCGGGGGCGCCGCAACAAGGTCATCCACTCCGGGATCCGGCAGGGCCTCGAAGGCGACCTGACGGTGCGGACAACATCCGACGGCGACCGGGCAGCCCTTCACCTGCTGCTCGACTCCGGCAACGTGCTGCTGTGGCAGGCCGTCCCCGGCATGGGCGTCTCCGACATGTACATCAGCGTCGGCCAGCTCGCCGAGACCCGGGTCGCGGGCCTCGCCCAAGAGCAGGAGCGGGCGTGGACGCTGCCGCTCACCGAAGCCGACATGCCCGTCACCACCGGGGTCAACGGGGCCGCGGGCCGCACCTGGCAGGACGTCGTCACCGAATTCGACACCTGCGCCGACCTCATCGCCACGTATGCGACCTGCGAGGACCTGCTGCTCGACCGGCGGAGGTGAGCGTTGTACCCCGTCTCCGACCGGTTCCTACCGCGCCTCGCCGAGAACCAGACGCCGATCACACAGGTACTGCTGTTCCTCACCGGCGGCCGCGTCATCGAGGTGCCGCACACCGGCGGCAGCGTGACGGTAGACCGGTCGCAGGCCATCCGCCGCACCTGCAGCGTCACGATCGCCGACGTATCGCTTATCCCGCGGACGCCCGCCGACCAGCTGGCCACGTATGGGTCCCGAATGCGGATCAGCCGCGGCGTCGACTACGGCGATGGCAGCCAGGAACTGGTGCCGCTCGGCGTGTTCCGCCTCGACGAAGCCGACGGGGACGTCTCCGAAGGCCCCGTCACCTTGCAGGGCAAAGACCTGTCCGCGATCGTCACCGACGACAAATTCACCACCCCCTACCGGGTGACCGGCACCATCGTGTCGGCGATATCAGAGCTCATCCACCGCAGCATCACCGATGCCGCAATCGTGTCCACGATCACCGACGCACCCATCGGCTCACGCGTGTTCGACGTCGAGGCGGATCCGTGGGCGGGCTGCCAGGAGATCGCGGCGGCGGCCGGCGCCGAGGTGTTCTGCGACGCCGACGGCGTTTTCCGCATCGCCACCCTGCCCGACCTGCTCACCACCACCCCGGTGTGGGCGATCGAGGCCAAGGAGGGCGGCACCTACCTCAAGGCGTCCGCGGGCATGTCGTCGGCCGGCGTCAACAACGGGTGGTTGGCCCGCGGGGAAAACACCTCCGACAACGTCGCCCCCGTCTCCTATCTGGCGACCGACAACGATCCGAACAGCCCCACCTACTGGGGCGGCCCATACGGTCGCCGGCCCGGTTTCTCGTCCTCGTCGACGCTGATCACGACGGGGCAGTGCCAGCAGGCCGCGATCCTCAAGCTCGCCCAGGCCAAGGCGCCGAACGCGTCCGGTGACATCTCCTCGCTTCCGAACCCGGCACTGGAGCCGGGCGACGTTGTGCGGGTCACGCACGAGGACGGCTCCCGCGAACTCCACCAAGTGGCCTCATTCTCGGTGCCGCTTGACCTAGGCGGCGAGTTCCCGATCTCGACGATCTCGGCGAAGGAGGACGCATGACGGGTCATGCCGTCAACCGGGACCTGGCCGCGGCTCTGCGCCGGCAATCCCGGCGCACGGGCGAGCAGGCGTCGTCTGTGCGCGGCTCCGACTGGCGGCTCGCCACGGTCACTGCGGAGAACGGCGACGGCACCGTCGACGCGGACGGCATCCCGTCGATCCGCTGCATGGACACCTACGTGCTGCCAGCCGTCGACGACATCATCGTCATCACCCAGTCCAGCAGCGGCAACTGGCTCGCCTGGGGCCGCACCGCCGCCTACGACCAGGGCTGGACGAACCTTACGCTTGCTGCCGGATACCAGAACCCCGGCCACGGCTACACCGCCTCCTACCTGCGCGAAGGCCGCCGGATCTGGCTGCGCGGACGTATCGGTCCCACCGCGGGGACGATCGCCGACGGCGCCACAATCCTCACGTTGCCCGCAGCGATCCAGCCCAGCGAGACATTGGCGTGGGCTGTCACCCGGGATGCGTCGGTGATGCCTGCCGTGTGCCGCTTGGAGATCGTCACGACCGGCGTGATCCGCACCTATCAGTCGTCGAATCTTCCTGCCTGGGTGTCTCTCGACGGCATCTCGTACACGATCTAGAAGGGATGCCTGGTGACTGCACCCGACAGCTACGGCCAGAACATCACCCTGTGGCAGATGAGCGACGCCCCATCGATCCCTGACGCGATTGCCGCCCTGGCTGACGGAGTGATTCCGCGCGGCGTGATGCGGTTCTCGTCTGCGTCGGCCCGTGGTGCGGCCCTCGTCGGGGATGCCGCACCTGTCGAGGGCATGGCCTCCTACCTGCTCGATGTGAACCGGCTGGAGTTGTACGACGGTTCGGCGTGGGCGCCGCCGCCGCAGACCCTGACCAGCACCACCAGCGGACTGTCCGCCGCGTCCGGGTTTTCCGTCAACGATTTCGCCGGATACCGTGAGGGCCGCGTCACCGCCGTCGACATGTACCTCACCCGCACCGGCGCCACCATCAGCGAGGCGAATGGGAACATCGCCGACACCGCCTGTTGCACCCTCCCGTCCGGGTGGCGGCCCACACACCAGACCATCAACGGCACCTGGGATTCCGGTGTCGCCGGGGGCGGTTTCGTTGTCGGCACCGACGGCATCTGCACCCTGCGCTCGGCCACCGGCGACATCAACAACGGAAGCGTCCTGCGTCTGCACCTCGTTTTCATCAAAACCACCTGAGCAGCAGCGCTTCCTGACAACGAGCCCCGGTGAGGGGCCTTTTTCATGCCCGGAAAGGGGCCCGCCTTGGCTAAGACCGGACCGCAGCGTTACCCGGGGGCGTCGACCGCCTACTGGTACGGGGCGAAGTATCCGGGCTCGGCGATGGAGTCGAACGTCATCGTCTGGCACACCACGGAGGGCACGTCGCTGCCGTCCTACGACGGCGGCTCGCAGGCCCCGAACTTCACCGCGAAGCCCAACTGGGTTGCGAAGAAGCTGGACTGGTTCCAGCACTTCGACTTCGACGTGTCCTCCCGCGCCCTCGTCAACAAGGTGGGCGGAGTCGAAACGAACACCCTGAATGTCGTTCAGGTGGAGATCGTCGGCACCTGCGACCCAGCCACCCACAACAGATGGGGCTCGACGCCGCACCTGTACTCGCCGGAACTGCCCGACTGGGCGATCCGCGACTTGGCCGCGTTCGCCAAGTGGGCGCACGACCAGCACGGCGTACCGCTCACCAGCGGCGCGACCTTCAAGGCCTACCCGGGCAGCTACGGCGCCAACGGCGTCCGCATGAGCAGCACCCAGTGGGACAACTACACCGGCCACTGCGGGCACCAGCACGTCCCCGAAAACGATCACGGCGACCCCGGCGCGCTGCCCATCGCCGTCATCCTCGCCGCCGCGAAGGGCGGCACCACCCAGGAGGACCCCATGGCAGGGATCACCAAGAAGGACATCGCTGACGCGGTCTGGCGGACCGACGACATTCCCGCCGGTTCCACCGAGGCCAATCAGGGCAACACGAGCTGGGTGGCCCAGACCTACCTGAAGGGCACCTTCGAGAACACGGTTCGGCTACTGACGATGGAGACCGCACAGACCGCGGCGATCGCCAAGCTGGCCCAGCTCGTCGGCTCGAACGTCGACACCGCACAGGTCGTGGCCGCCGTACAGAAGGCCATCGCCGACGCCGTCGTCAAGGTCAGCGTCGACGTCACCGGACCGGACACCGCGTGACACCGAGCCGGGTGGCGGTCCTGCACTACTGCATGGCCGCCGTCTGGGTGCTTCTCCTCATCCCCACCCTGCTGCTCTGGAAGAACAGCGTCCTCTGGGTGGCCGCGATGTCGCTGTACGCAAATTTCGTCGGCCATCTGTCCGCGGCCAAAGCAAGCCGCGCCGAACAGGAAGCAGAGAAATGAAGATCTTCGGCAGAGAGCCGGTCACGGCCCTCAACGCACTGTCCGCGGTCCTTGGCCTCATCGTCAGCCTCGGCGTCACCCCGCTCACCGCGGACATGGCCGGCGGCATCGTCGCGTTCGTCACCGCAGTCCTCGGCGCCGCCGCTGCCGCCATGACGCGCCCGGTCGCCCCGCAGGCGTTCACCACCGTCGTTGCCGCAGGCGCAGTCCTCGTCGGCACGTTCGGCTTCGACGTTTCACAGCCGGTCGTCGGCGCCATCAATGGCGCTGTCCTCGCCCTGCTCACCCTGCTGACCCGCGTGCAGGTCACCCCGACCAGCCCGGCGCCTACCGGCCCGACCCGCGTCTGATCGGATCTACACGTGGCCGACGATCCGTCCAACGCTGAGCTCGCCCACCGCATCGAGGCCATGCGCATAGACCTCAAGGAGGACTTCCGCGAGCTCGTCGGCCTGCTCGAAAAGAAAGTCAGCATCGAGCGGTACGAGATCGAACGACGGAACCGGGACGACGTCCACGTTCAGATCATGGAACGGATCGCAGCAATCGAAGGAGCCCGGGAGAAGGAGAAAGAGGACGCACGACAGGCCCAGCAGAAGATCGACGACCAACGCCGCGCAGACCGCCGTCTCATCTTCTCCGCGCTCATCGCCCCCATCCTCATGCTGCTCCTCACCCTCTACCTCACCAGCCAAGGGGCCGGGCCATGACCGCCGCGCACGGGAACTGGAGACAGCAGCAACGCCGAAAGGACCTCCTATTCGCGGCTGGCCTGCTGGCCGCGTTCGCGGGGATGGTCCTGCTGGCGCTGTTCGTGCAGGGCCTCACCCAGGACCGGGACGCCCTCGCGAGGCAGGTACAGCAGCTCGGCGGGACACCAGTGGCCGGACCGCCAGGAGTTCGCGGCGAGCCCGGTGAGGGCGTAACCGGGCCACCTGGCGCGTCGGGCGACCGGGGAGAGATGGGCGAGCCAGGTGCCCCAGGAGCCTCTGGATCGCCCGGCCGCGACGGGGTCAACGGAAGCCCGGGCGCGGCTGGTTCACCGGGCGCCACAGGGCCACCCGGTCCGACTGGGGCTGTCGGCGCAACCGGACCCGCGGGGCCACAGGGCGAACCGGGCCCGGCCGGGCCCCAAGGCGAACCCGGACCCGCAGGTCCGAAGGGCGACACCGGTGAACAGGGGCCCCCAGGACCGACCTGCCCCGACGGCTACAGCTTGCAGGCCCCGTCCTACGACCCGGACGCACTCGTCTGCCGGAAGGACGGCGCTCCGCAGCCCGGGGACTCTGACTCGCCGTCCCCGCAGGTGCTGAGCCTCGACCCGCAGCGCCGACAGTACGTATAGGAGACCGATGCCTGAAGCCGTCCCCCGACAGCCGCGCCGCGACGACACCGCCGCGGACGCTGGCTCGCTCGAACGCATGGGCCGCATCGAGGAACAACCCATCCCAGCAGCCCTCGCCGAACTCGCGGTGGAACCATCGGCTGAGGAGCCGGCAGCCGAGCAGGACACGGCAGAACTGCAGGAAGCGCTCGCGGGCGTCGGCGTCACCGCAACCGCAGCGGACCACGCCGCGATGCAGGCCCTCGGGCAGCTCGACGCCGCCACGCTCGAAACCGTCACCCGCTGGGTCCAGACGAAGCCCGGCAAGGCCAGCAAGTAGGAGGCCCCCGTGCCCGAAGAGAACGCGGACGAGCCGACACCGTTCTGGCTGTCGCCGCGGCCGTTCATCGAATCCGACCTGCCGCCCCCAGACGACGAGACCGAATAGCAGCGCCCCCTCCCCCCGGAGGGGGCGCTTCGTCGTGGTCAGAACTCCAGCTGCTTCTTCACCTCGGCAACGCTCGGACCGCTATCCGTTGCGGGCATCTCCCAGCGGAACGCCTTCTCGGCGCCATCGATGTAGATCAAGGTGCCGCCCTTGGCCTGCGCCTCGGTCAGATCGAAGACCTGCGCCCGCCACTGGTAGCCGCCCGGCTGCACCGGATCAGCGTTGTTGTACTTGTCCATGACGACGTTGAACGCGTTGCCCACCTGGGTGGTGATCGTCTCACCGTCCGACGCCATCCACTTCCAGCCCCCGCCACTGATCGGGGCCGGCTCGTCGGCTGCCGCCGCGGTCATCGCCTTGTCCTTCATCGTGACGACGACAAACACGCCGTTTGCTGCGGTCTCGCCGCCGCCTTCCTTCGTGAACACGACGGTGTCCGGGGTGATCTGCAGGACGCCGGTCCCACCGTCTCCGGTGGTCCGCGCTGGCGTCCCGAACTTCATGCCCTTCTCGGGCTGCGCCGGCGACGACTGCCCGCCGGGCTGGCCTGCCGACGCCGACGGCTTCGAACTGGCAGCAGAGTCGCCGCCGCTGCCGTTGCCGCCGCATGCGGTGAGCGCGGCGAGAAGCAGAACGGCCGTGGCTGCGGTGCGTGCACGCATAGATCCCCCAAGGTTGAGCCTGTGATGTACCCCGTCGTTACGGGCAGGACTCCCCGAACTTGACCGCAGTGAACTCCACCGGCTGCCCGGCCAGCGCCGTGCCAGCGTCCGGCGTCTGGCTGCACACCTGCCAGTTCGACTCCACCAACACGAACCGGTCGTCCCCGCTTGCATCGTTGACGGTGATCGACGTGCCGGAGTCCAAAGCCGCGCGGGCGGCCTTCACAGACTTCCCCTCGAAGCTGGGCATCTTCCCGCCCGCGGCCGTCGGCGCCTTCTCGTCCTTCGACGGGCAAGTCTCCTCAAGCTTCACGGCACCGAAGTCCAGCGTCGTCTCTGTCGAGACGGTCGTGCCCGCGGCCACGCTCTGGCTGCACACCTTCCAGTTCCGGTCGAGCGCCTGCATGCGGTCACGGCCGAGCGCATCGTGCGAGGTGAGCCCGTAGAAGCCGACCTCTTGCGCCTTATCCTGCGCGGACTGGAGACCCATGCCCACGAAGTTCGGCACGGCGGCCTTCTTCGCGGCAGGCTTCGCACTGGCTGGCGCACTGCTAGCCGGGGCCGATGACGTTTTCGGGCTTGCGACGCCCGACGGCTTGGGGCTCGTCGTCGGCTCGCAGGCGACGACGCCGACCGTGGCAGCGCAGAGCAGGGCAGCAGAAAGGATGCGGGTACGCACAGATTCCCCCGAGTGATGTTGGTACAGGCGAAACACGGTAAACCACATGTGGACGATCCGTGAACGCACGTCACCACGTCGTGACATGGCGACGCCCCCGCTCCTCTCGCTGCCTGTCGGCGGTGGGGGAGTGGGGGCGCTTCGTTGTGCGGGCTAAAGTTCGGGGAGGTCCCCGCCTGTTAACGGCAGGCGGGGACCGCTCACTTCCCCAGGGTCCGGGTGAGGGCCCACGCTCCGCCCGGTGCGATGGCGAGGAACGCAGCAGCTGCCAGGCCGAGGCGGGCGAGCTGAGGCCGTCGCCCGGCAGGACGATCGCGGCGAACACGGCGAGACCGAGCAGGACCGGGACGATGAACGCGACGTTCGCGCGCGAGGAGTCCATGGTCAGACTGCCGGGATCTCATCGGCGTGCATGGTCTCGAAGTGCCACCAGCGGCCCTCGGACCACTGCATGACCTTCGCGGTGTCGGCCCCGGACCGGAGGGCCATGCGAACGTGCTCGAACGCCTTGGCCTCGCTGGTGTGGGGGACTTCCGCGAGCTGGATTCCACCCTGGGTGAGGATCACGCGCCACGGCTTACGGGGCTTGGTGGCCATGCTCAACTCTCCTTGTTCGCGAACCTCGTGGTGTACGAGGCGAAGCCGATGCGGGCCGCTTCAGCGGCCAACGTCTCCCGCCATCCGTTCGGCGGCGGGAAGTCCTCCCACTCGCCGTCGCCCTTGTAGTAGAGGAACGGGGCGTCGGTGCCCGAGGTCGCGATGAACTCGATGCCGAGCTTCTTCGCGTCGGCGACGAGCGCGTCCACGGCGGCGGTCAGCCCGCTGCGGGTGTCGCCGTCGCGCACGCCGTAGCGAGTCGACAGGCTCCCCTGCGTGGAGATGAGTTCGGCGTCCGGGTCGTCGTCGGCGAACCCGTCGTCGCAGTAGTCCAGCGATGCCGTCCACCTTCCGATGTACTCGGTGACGGTGATTCCGGTGGACCAGTAGCGGCCCGACGTGCTGATCATGCGGTCTCCTTGTTCGTGTGGTGCTTGCGGATGTGGTTGGTGACGCTGGCGGGGGCGCCGACGTAGCCGCAGCCGCGCGGGCACCGCTCCCAGCCTCCCTCGTTCACGGCGGCCTCGGTCACCGACTTGTCCGGCCCGAAGCCGTGCTCGGCAAGCAGGCGGGGCACGGACGCCTCATAGCGGACGGCCATCAACGCAGCCTCCGCCACCTTGTCGTGGCCCTGGGCGAAGAACTTGCCCAGCCCGACCTCACGGCCGCAACCACACCAGCAGAAGCCGTTCGGGAGAAGACGGTTGGTCATGCCGCCCCCTCAGAGCTTGTTGGGTTGGACATCGAAGGCGGTGACGACGCCTCCCCTACTGAGGGGGTCACGCTCTTCGACTTCCGCCCGAACGGAGTTGAAGAGATCGAGGCGGGTCATGCCTCGCCCCGGAGTGCGGGTGCCTTGATAGGAGTTGATGCGGACACCCATGGCACTCGGCGCCTCGATCACCATCAGCCAGAAGTGGCTTCCCTGTTCGGTGCGCCCGCTCACTTCCCCTCCAGCAGTGCGCCAATGGCGGCGACGACGTCGGACACGGCCTGGTTGTACGCCTCGTCCTCCGGGGTGCCGGTCGCGTCCTCCAGGTACTCGCCGCGAGCCGCCTCGATCGCCTCGGCGAGGGCGTCACGGCGATGCTGGGGGAGCAGGTCGGTGACAAGCCGCTCGATGACGGCCGTCTGAATTCCGGGAACGAGGTGGAAGTGCGTTCCCTGTAGCGGTTCGAGGGCGGCAGAGGCACGAGCCTGGTCGCTGGCGTCCGGAGACTGAGTGTTCGTCATGAACCCAAGATAGCAAGCCTTGGGTTGCAGTCAAGGGTGAATGCCAAGGAGTGTCGATGGTGAGCCCTGAAGTGGCACCCAGGGATTGTTCATCAATCGGTCGAGACCTGAACCTGAACCGCGATCTTGCTCAACGTGGCGTTCGGCAAGTCGAGTTGTTCAGAAACTCGTTCATCAACCTGGTAGTGTTCAGAATGCCAACCGATACGTTTGATGAACGAAAGGGGATGTGCATGGCCCTAGTTGGCCTCGTCCGCGTCAGCACCGACAAACAGAACGTCCAACGGCAGCACGACGCCCTCGACCCGATCTGCCTCAAGGTCTTCGAAGAGAAGATCAGCGGAAAACTCACCGCCGAAGAGCGCCCCGCACTCACCGCCGCGATCGAGTACCTACGCGAGGGCGACATGCTCTGCGTCCAGGAGGTCGACCGCCTTGGCCGCAACCTCCTCGAAGGCCTGATCGTCCTCAACGACCTCTTCGAGCGCGGCATCTCCGTCAAGGTGCTGGAAGGCATCGCAGCCGGCGAGCACAAGGAGCGCTCCCTGATCCTCGACCTCGCCCTGGCCCTCGCCGAAGACCGGCGCCGCGACATCGTCAAGAAGACGAAGGACGGACTCGAAGCCGCACGCAAGCGGGGCCGCGTCGGCGGACGCAAGCCGGTCATGACCGAGGCGCTCACCATCCAGGCCGCCGCGCTGCGAGATCGAGGCTTCACCATCCGGCAGATACAGCCGCACCTCCGCATCACCGAAGGCGCGAACAAGGGGAAGCATCCGAGCGTGGGTGCCATCTCTCAGGCGCTTAGGGCGCACGAGGCGCAGACGGAAGGGGCTCCGTGACCGACCAACGCCCCACAAAGTGGGCTGTCGCCCAGTACTGGGCGACCTCGCCGTCCGGTCATGAGGTGTTCGCACCTCATCTCAGCCTCGACGATCCATGCTGCTTCGCTTGCGGCTGGTTCTCAGAGCGCTGGAAGAGTGGCCGCAGCCCCAGGACAGCCTGGGAGCGTGCTCGCCTGGAACGGGCGCACATCATTCCGGCTGGGCTTGGCGGCTCCAATGGCCCGGACAACATCATCCTGCTGTGCACTCCCTGCCACGAGGAGTCTCCTGACTGGTTCGACCCATGGGAGATGGCCCTCTGGATGTCGAAGCGCCCAGACCGCCCCAGCAGCGAGATGGAACAGGTCAACGCCTGGATAGACGCCATCAACGAGGTGCCGCAGTTCAGGGAGATGCTCGGCGACCTAGGCGCCACCGATCAGGGCATCGAGACGGTCCTTGCAGCCATGCGCACGTCGCTTCGCGGTGCCGTCGTGCACGGATGCGGTGTAGGCCTCAAGAAGGCCACGATGGTGGCGATCACTAGGCGCACCGTTCATGAGGTGCGCGGCGCTCGATATCTACCCAAGCTCCCGGGCCCGCGCATTAGGCGCACCGGAGCAGGCTGATACTGCATCGCCGACGAGACAACGCGGCGCCCCGCCCAGGGTAAGTGGGCGGGGCGCCGCCGCGTCAGCCTACTGGCTCTCGATCGAGAACCCGTCGTGCCCCTTGCAGAGAACGTCCGGGCAGTACCAGAGGACGGAGACGTCTGGGTCAACATTGCCGCTGCCGTCGTCTTGGATGCGGCGGTCGACGCGGCTGGTCTTGCCGCAGTGGATGCAGGGTGCGGGCCGGAGGCGGCTGGCTTCGGACTGGCTGTAGATGGTCTTCGGTCGGCTCACGTCTGGACGGTAGGGCCATTTCGCAGGGACGTTCCCCCCACTCCTCCTGGCGTCCCGTGCCACACTGCTTGTACGCCCGCCAAGTCACCCCCGTCTTGGCGGGCGCTCGGCGTTCGAGCGAGTCGTGGCCCCCGGAGGCGCCGGGCGGCGGTCTGTGGGTCAGGCCTTGGGTTGGGGGAGTTCGCCGGGCTTGATCGGCAGGATCTCGATGTCGGTGGCGCCCGCCTTCTCCAGCTCACCCTTGCGGTGGTCGGCGGACTTCTTGTCGTAGGAGACGGCGGAGGCGCGCGACATCCCGTCGGCGTCGGTCCAGGTGAGGCCGTAGCTGTGCATGGTGATCGTCATGGGGGCATCATCGCTGGCGGCACTGACATCGCCCGATGAACTACTTTCGGCCGGGATCTTCCCTCGTGGCTGATTTTGGGCGCATGCTGTGCGTCCGGGTACTTCCCCTTCCCCCAGGTGAATGCCCCTGTTGGGCCCTGCCGTTCGCTTCGGGCGGTAGGGCCCGCCGCCCCTCCCGGTCCTCCCCACGGGAGGGCTTGCGGCTGCCCAAGGCGCGACTGCCCGCCCCTTGCATGATGGGGCGGGCGGTCCTGGTTCAGCCGCCTTGGCGTTCCTGCGCCTTCTCTATCCAGAGGTCGCGGACGCTGGTAGTGAGGGTGCCTTCGGTCTGCTCGTAGTGGGAGAGGGCGACGCCGAGGCCGAAGAGGGTGGGTGCCCATTCGCCGACGAAGATGCCCCAGCGGTCGGCGCGGGCGAGGTCTGCGTGGCCGCCGGGTTCGGCGTTGAGGCTGGTTGCCCAGGTGAAGACGGACAGGCCGATGGAGGCCATGGCGGCGGTGTAGGCGTGTTCGCTGCGGATGCCCATGTCGTGCAGTCTCTTGATGATCATTGGCTGCTCCGTTCGTGTGGGGTTCACGGGTCGGAGTGCCCATCGGGCCATGCCCTATTCGCCGCTTTCGCGTGCGTATGTGGCTAGACGTGGCGCAGCAGTCGGAATGCTACGTGGCGTCGTCAGTCGCCCCCGGCACATCTGGTCGTTCGGGTAGTTCCGCGCCGTCTCGTCGCACGTACCACTCCCACAGCTGCCGTGTGATGCGGCTGCGGTCGCTGCCTGCCGCGTGGGCTGCGGCGTCGAAGTCGTTGACCAGTTCGTCGTCGATGCCGCGCACGACCCGCTGCTTGTGGCGGTGCCTGTGCTGTCGGCGGCGTTCCTCTTCGCTGGTCATGGACTGAAGTGTGACAGGTGGCTTGCCACCGGTCAAAAGGGTGCGCAATGATGGTGGCAAGCCACCAACGACAACCCGAAGGAGTTCCATGACCAGCCAGCCGACCCACCGCCCCGGCGACCACATCGACCTGTATGACCCGCCCGAGCACTGCGGCGAACCCATGACCGTGTGGAACAGCCGCGACACCACCAGCGCTCACGATGTGGTCTGCGGCTACGACCTCGACCATGTGCTCCACACCGACTACGACGGCGTAATCCTGTGCACCTCGCAGTAAGGGGTGCGATGCCGAATCGCCCGACATGGGGAGACCAAATGAGCGAGTGTCAGAACTGCGGAGCCCCTGGCAGCTCGCCGTATTGCAGCGACGACTGCCGCGAGGCTGCCACTGCACCCGAGGTCGTCACGGAACTCCCGGCCAGCAGCGCCTTGGAAGTCGGCAACCCCCCGATCACCGACCCGTGGGCGTCCGACGCCCGCAACTACCTGTAGGAGAACCGGCATGACAGAGAAGATCACCGAGCGCGTGGCCATGGCCCGCCACGCCGCAGCTGAACTCATCACCTGGGGCGAATGGGTCGACGGACGCCCAACCGCCACCGCGACGGACGTCACAGCCAAGACGGGCACCATGTACGGCCAGTACCTCAAGACGCCGATCACCGACGCCGAGGCCGAGGCGGGCCTGCGGTTGGCGCTGAAGCAGAAGAATCTCACCGCGTGACACGGCGGGTCCCCGACAAGGGAAATTTGCCGGGGGCCCGCATGCACCGTACCTGAATGGAGAACCATGAACGATCACCCTGACCACCCCCAGGCCGCCCTCTACACCTCCGCCGATCTGGTTGCAGCGCTGTGTGCGGCGGACGAAGAGCGCGACCGGATCCATGCGAAGGAGCTGGACGCGGTGCGCGAGACCGAGGACCCGGCCCGCATCGAATGCCTGCGCCCCGAGTTCTTCGAGCACGCCAGCGTCGAAGCGATCGACAGCCAGATCCGGCGGGCGCAGACGCAGCAGCGCGCATGGGGGGACCGGGAGCGGACGCTGGGCATCCTGCGGCAGGCCCGGGTCAAGCAGATAGAACTCGGCGAGTGGCCCGCCACCGGGCAGACCGACGCGGAGTGCCAGTCGTGACCAGCCAGCACCTCACCCTCTTCAGTAGGTGCCTGCTCTCAAAGTGGGGCTTCAACGACGGCGACGACCCAGACGACTGGCTGGACTACTGCGACGCCCACGGCATCGACTACAACGAGGTGGACTTCCCACTCGTCGAGTTGGTTCGCCGCTACCTTCTGCCCGCCTTGGATCAAACGGTGACCGTTGTGGAGATCGGAACGAACCACAATCCGATCCGCGCCCAGACGGTCAACGGCATCGACGTATCGGCGGCGTGGCGCGACAGGGAACCAGAACTTGCCCTTACACCGGAGTACGTGGAGATCCCCATGGTCGAGGTGGCGCGCGTCGCACTGGATCTCCATGGAGCATCTCGGGAGTCCCGTTGAGCGACCTCACCCCATATCAGCTGGACGCCGCCCCCACCGTCTACGACGCCGCGACGCTCGCCGTCCTGGCCGCCATGGAAGAGGCAGCCGACAAGCACCTCGACGCCATCCGCCCCCACAACACCAAACGCAGCTACGCCAACGACTGGGCGTTGTGGGAGGAGTTCCACGACTGGCTCGCCGAACGGACCGGGCAGCCACTGCCGTTGACTGCCGTCACCAAAGGCACGCTCGTCGGGTTCGTCGTCTGGCTCGACACCATCAAACTCGCCGCCCCCAACTCGATCGACCGCAGGATCACCGGCGTCACCGTCACCGCTCGAGCTCGAGGCGTCGAAGTTCCCAAGAGCGCGACCGTTGCCGCACGACAGGCCCTGAAGCCGCTCAAGCTCGACCCCGAACGGCAAGCTCGAGGACGGGGCCAAGCTCGAGCCGTAACCCCCGAGCAACTCAGGCAGATGAGCGCCGCCGCACCCTCGAGCCTGACCGGGCTCCGCGACCGTGCGCTCTGGCTGATGGCCTTCGGCATCGCAGGCCGCTCAGCCGAGGTGGCCGCCCTCACGGTCGAAGGCATCGTCCTCTCGAGCATGGGCCTCGAGGTGCACGTCCCCTCCGTGAAAGGGCGCCCCTCTCGAGACGTTGTAGCCGCCTACGGCAAACACCCTGACACCTGCCCCGTCCGAGCCTGGTCTACATGGAAAGCCTCGAGCGGCATCTCGAGCGGGCCCGCATTCCTGCCCATCGACGTGTGGGGCAACGTCGGCTCGAGGAGCCTCTCCGCCGAAGCCTGTCGCGAGATCATCGCCCGCAACGCTGAACGCGCCGGGATCGCCGTGCGCCTGACCGGCCACTCGATGCGCGCCGGTTTCATCACGACCTCGAGGATCGCCGGGAAGCGAGAAGAGAAGATCCGCGCACAGTCCGGGCATGCCGAGAACAGCCCCGCCTTCTGGGGATACATTCGCGAAGCCGACAAGTGGACCGACGCCGCCAGCGTGGACATCGGGCTGTAGCCGCCCGCGCCGTGCCACACTGGCCGCAGGCCCGCCTCGCATCCCCCGTCGAGGCGGGCCCTTTGCTGTCAGACGCTCTGGCGGTCCTGCTGCTTCTTCTCCACCCAGAGGTCGCGGACGCTGGTAGTGAGGGTGCCTTCGGTCTGCTCGTAGTGGGAGAGGGCGACGCCGAGGCCGAAGAGGGTGGGTGCCCATTCGCCGACGAAGATGCCCCAGCGGTCGGCGCGGGCG